ATCATCAAGCAAGGCTGGTAGCTCTTGAGATTATATCAAGCAACAATAGAGAAGCAATTATACAGTTAAAGCAAGCAACCAAAGAAATATACACAAAGCAGGACGCAAGGGCAGACAAGCAAGACTTGATAGACCTGATTAAAACGATTAAATATTAACCAGTACAAACAACGCTTATCAGTGATAGGTATCAACTAATTCAGTGGATTAGGTAATGAAGTTAAATGAAAAACACAAAAGCTTTGCCAATGAATATCTTAAAGATCTAAACGCAACGCAGGCAGCTATAAGAGCTGGATATAGCGCAAAAACTGCAAAAGTGCAGGGTTCAAAGTTATTGACCAATGCTAACATTCAAGAGTATTTGGTTAAAATTAAGTTAAAGCGAATGGATGCGGTCAAGATTGATGCTAACTACGTCCTACAAAGGCACTATGAGATTGATCAGCTTGATGTGATAGATATACTTGATGACGAGTTAAATCTATTATCTTTGACTGAATGGCCTAAGGAATGGAGAACATCATTATCTAGCGTTGATATTATGCGAGTTAGAGATTTTGAGGCAGATAAAGACCAAGACAAAAAAGTGGAATCGGTTATTCAAAAAATTAAGTGGCCCGACAAGCTAAGGAATCTAGAGCTATTGGGTAAGCATGTAGAGGTTAACGCATACAAAGAAAGCTTAACGCCAGATCCTAATCTCAAGAAAGAAACGATCACTAGGGTTTTTCACGTTGTCGAATGAAGTAATAGAAATTACGAGGCCACAAGAGTTTTTAATTAACTCTCAACATCAAAACCCCGCTATGTTTGGCGGCTTTGGTAGTGGCAAGAGTGAAGGCTTAATTATTAGACTAGTAACTTTGATGGAGCAAGATCCAGGTATAAGCGTTGGACATTATTTCCCATCATACAAGTTAGCTAAAAGACGCGGGCTGTCAGGAGTGCAAGCCTACTTTAAAAAGTTAGGCTATAGCTACATTCTTAATAAGTCTGATTTGACTATAACGGTTCCAGCATTAGATAACGGGGTATATTACTTAGACACTTATCATGATCCAGATGCCATAGTTTCGTATGAGATTGCACATGGCGGAGTTGATGAGCTAGATACACTTAAAAAAGAACTGGCCGAACATGTATGGCGCAAGATATCAGAGCGAGTGCGTGAAAAAACTAATCATGTTTGCGGTAATACTTTAGCGGTAGCCAGTACCACAGACCAAGGTGTTAACGGTTTTTGCTATGAGAAATGGGGAAGCGGTCAGCATGAAAGCGAAGGTTATCATTACATTAAGGCAGGCACCGATAGTAATAAGTTCTTGCCAGAAGGTTATGTAGACCAGATCTTAAAGAACTATGACCCAATAATGGCAGATGCTTTTATTTACGGTGGATGGGTTAGTTTTACTAAAAACAAAGTCTATCATTTTTTTAATCGATTAAAGCATCACACAAGCCGAGCTATTACAGATCAAGATACATTCTTACACGTAGGCTTAGATTTTAATATCGGCGGTACATGCGCTACAATATGGGTTATAGACGACAACAAGCCAATTGCAGTAGATGAGTTCTCAAGCCATGATACATATGATTTTATTAACAACTTGAATAAGTACAAAGGCAAGAAAGTTATTGTCTACCCTGATGCGTCCGGTAGATCTGGCAGCACAAACGCCACACTGTCTGATATTGGCTTGATTGAGAATGCAGGCTACCAAGTAGACGCCCCCGCAGCTAACCCCGTTGTACGTGATAGAATTAACTCAGTAAATGCGTTATTATCACACGATAGAATATTAATCAATACGGATAAATGCCCTAATTTAACCCATGCTTTTGAAACTCAAGGCTATATCTTGAAAGGCGCGGGAAAGGGTACGCCTGAAAAAAGCGACAAACACCCAGCTATTGATGATTGGGTTGATGGGGCAGGTTATTTTATTAATCGCAAATGGCCTGTACGCAAACCCGCGATAGACTTGGATATAAGGTTTAACTAATGCCAATAGATACAAAAAACCCAACATATACAAACAACTTGTCTAAATGGACGCTGGTACGTGATTGCGTATCGGGTGCAAAGCAGGTTAGATCCAAAGGCGTTGTATATCTGCCTAATCCAGACCAGAAAAATGACATTGATAATAATAGTGTTAGATACAAAGACTTTAAAAAGCGTGCACAGTTCTTAAATGTAACTGCGCGTACTAGGAATGCAATGGTAGGGATGGCATTTAGGCGGCCACCTGTTGTTGATGTAACTGGTATTGAGTACATCATTAATAATGCTACCGGCTCAGGAACAACACTAGAGCAATTAGGCAAGGTCGTAACAGGTGATTTATTAGAGGTTGGCCGCATAGGTCTATTGGTTGACTACCCAGAGTCAGAGCCTAATCTAAGCAAGGAGCAAGTCACGGCATTAGGATTTACATCATCAATAAAAGTTTACACTGCTGAAAATATAATCAACTGGAAGACATCAATAGTTGGCGGTCAAAGCGTATTGTCTTTGGTTGTATTGATGGAAGAGTACAACGCAGACCTTGATGAGTTTGATCAAAGCAAATTAATACAGTATAGAAAGCTATGCTTAATTGATGGCGTTTATAACGTAATTATTTATCGTGATGATGAGATTTTTGGAGAGCCGACCCAGCCTAGAGCTAATGGTCAGGTGATGCGACAGATACCATTTATCATCGCAGGAACTTACTCTAATGATCCAGCGGTAGATGATGCGGCGTTGTATGACATCGCAGAGATTAACATTGGTCATTATGTGAATAGCGCATCTTATGAGGAAGGCATAGACTTACACGGCCAACCCATGCTTCATATAGATAGCGGTACGATGACTTCTACAGAATGGAACACATTAAATCCTAACGGTGTAGAGGTTGGTGCTCGTCGTGGAATTGTAACTGCTGGTGGTGGCTCAGTGACATTAGTTCAGGCCGTTGCTAACGGTTCAGCAGCAGAGGCAATGACCAAAAAAGAAGCGCAGATGGTTAGTATTGGCGCCAGGTTGATTGAACCTAATGGTCAAGCTGAAACAGCCGAAGCAGCTCGCATTAAACATGCAGGCGATAACTCTGTACTGGCTAATGTGGTACAAAACGCATCCGAAGCCATACAAACGGCGCTAGGTTGGGTTAACTTGTTTATGGGCGTTACCTTTGAGCCTGTTTTTCAGATCAATGAGGATTTCTATGATAAATCTATAGATCCACAAACTATAGTGGCCAAGATACAATTGTTTGACCGCGGCATTATCGCTAAGACTGACCTACGTATGACATTACGCAAGGCCGGTGAGATAGAGCGTGAAGATGAAGAGATTGACGCCGAAGCAGAAGATCAAGATCCAATAGATGTCTAGTAATAACGCCTTAATAGACGCCATCACGTTACGTCAAATATTAATTGAGCGCTATAGCAAGGGTGAAGCTAAAAAGCTTGTAAAGAACCTTACACGCCTATCTAGGCAGCTCAAGAAAACAGTTAACAGCGATTACGGCAGAGTACGCGCAGTTAGGTTAGCGCAGCAAGTAACAAGGATCACCGAAACTATACTGAATGAGTATGGCGATGAAATGATTGTGGGCTTAAAAGAGTTTGGCAAAGATGAGGCAGAATTTATAGAGCAAGCATTGTTAGCGACTACAGCAGCCGAGGCGGTATCGTCAGGATCTATACGACAAATACAGGCATCTATTACAAAGGTGCCAATGAAGCTGATAAGCGGCAAGAAAACTCAGACGCTCACTATTGAGCAAGCAGCTAGAAAGTTTAGCAAAAAGAAATCCTTGGAAATAGCTCAACTAATCCGCGACGGGTCTGTAGTTGGCAAAACCACACAAGATCTAGGCAGGGAAATAGAAGAGCTTGTAGGTGGCAAATTTACAAGAGAGGCCGAGTCATTAGTTAGAACGACCACTAATCACATAGGCACACAAGCGCGCAATGCTACATATGCGGCCAATGATGATGTTATAATTGGTGAAGAGTTTCTGGCAACGCTTGACAGTATTACCTCGGTAACGTGCGCCAGCTTAGATGGACGTATATTTCCAATAGGCGAGGGGCCAATGCCTCCGGTACATTGGAATTGTCGATCTGATAGGGTGCCAAAGGTTAACCCTGAATTCGATCTAGGGTCTGAGATAGTAGGTGAGAGAGCCTCAATAGATGGCCCCGTATCTGGCCAAACAACCTATGGTGGCTTTCTAAAACGTCAAAATGCAGCGGTACAGAATGAAGTGCTAGGCGTTGAGCGTGCAAAGTTATTTAGAAGCGGCAAGTTATCAATAGGTAAATTTACCGATGACTCAGGCAAGGTTTACAATTTACAACGGCTAAGGGAATTAAACCCCCTTGCTTTCAATAGTGCTAGTAGCACGTAAAACGGTCAGTGACCAAGGTGAAGACAATGGCAGACGAAAAAACCCCAGAAGAGTTGGCGGCAGAAGCTCAAGCGGCAACAGATGCAAGTAATGCCGAAT